CGAATCCAAGAAAGATTTAATCAAGATATGCGCGAGCAACACGAAAAACATCAGCTGGAGGCTCATAGAGCTGAAATGACACGCGCTGCTGATTCATATCATTCCAAGATTGCGCAAGGTAAAACCGCATATCAAGACTTTGATGAAGTTACTAAAGATTTTGACCCCGCTGCTTTTCCGCAATTAATGTACCTTGTAGCAGGTATGGAGAACGCCGCTGATATTGTCTATGATCTTTCTAATAACCCATTAAAGCTTGCTGGACTTGATCGGCTAGCGGAAAAAAACCCGCGACAGGCACAAGCTGCTCTTGTAAGTTTGGCACAATCTATTAGTACCAATAAACAAGCGCATTCTGATGCTCAGTCTCAAAATATAGCCGAACCACTCGACCGTTTGCAGCCTTCCAGAGTTTCCGGTAGCAACGGCAAAATGAGTGTTAAAGACTTGCAAAATCAACCTTGGCTTAGAGGTTAACTCTAACCATATAACTCATAAGTCGTTGCAAATTGTTCTCTGACAGGGAGTCTTTGCGATGCCTACTAATATTTTACAACAAGTTATTACTTATAACGAATCTGGTTTAGCGTTACTTTTAAACAGTTTTGCGTTTATTTCTACTTCAAATAAAAAATTCCAACGGTTCAATGATGATGTTCCGAAAAATTTGGGTGATACCGTATCATTTGATCTTCCTCCGCGCTTTACTACAACTAATAGTTTAGTAATTACATTTCAAGCAGCAGAACAGCGCGTACAAAATCTAACAGTAAACAAAGAAGCATCTACTGCTTATGAATTTACTGCTCAGCAGTTTATTTTTAATGTCCGTGATTATATGGATAAATTTGGACGTTCAGCAGTTGCTGAAATTGGCTCAAAGGTTGAGGCCGACGTAGCTACATTAGCTGAAACTAATACATTTAGATTCTATGGGGATGGAGTTACACCAATTTCGACATATTTGCAATTAGCAAATTCTTTAGCATTTCTAAGAAATTTTGGCGCAGCTAAAGACAAAACTTGCGGTTATTTATCAGATTTGACATTTCCTCCTATCGTTAATAGCGGTTTAAATCAATTCACACTTGATCGAGGCAATCGTGAAGCGAATAGTTGGGAAATTGGCCGTTTTTCAAATTGTGAATGGTATCAGTCAAATTTGCTTAAAACCCATTTAGCTGGTACTGAAGGAAATGCTGGAGCAACTTTAACAGTTGTAAGCGTTGTAACTAATGCGGCAGGTGGCGTTATTCAAATTACTTTTAGTGGTACTACCGCTGCAAGTGATGCTAACTCAATTAAACAGTACGATAAATTCCAATTCAGTGATGGTGTGGCTAGTTTTACCAATCTGCGATTCCTCACATTTATTGGCCATGAGGTTTCCCAATCTCCAGTACAATTTAGAGCAACTACAAATGCAGCCTCTACAGCCGGCTCTCAGGTTACCGTTGATATTTATCCACCTTTACAAGCAACGGCTGGAAACACCCAAAATATTAATACTGCGATTGTAGCAGGTATGCAAGTTACTGTGCTTCCAGATCATCGATGTGGGTTATTGATGGCAGGTGATCCTTTGTTCCTCGCAATGCCTAAATTACCTGAGGAAGTTCCTTATCCAACGTCTGCAATGACTGATCCCAATAGTGGCGCTTCGATGCGTCAATATTATGGCTCTTTATTTGGTCAAAATCAGCGCGGCATGGTGCATGACATTATCTGGGGAAAAACATTAGTTGATGAATATGCAATGATGATTGCATTGCCTGTTTAATAGTCAATATAAACCGGTGAAATTGTTTCATCGGTTTAGGTGGCCTCTTTCTCACAGTTAAAAATTAATGGAATAATTTGGAGAATAAATAATGACAACGCCTAATACCCCTATCGTTAATGCTGGCGAACTTTATGTAAGTGGATTTTCTATTACTGTATCAGGTACAAATTCATTAGGTATTTCACCTGGTATGGCACGTGATAGCACAAATACAAATGATTTAACAGTATCCGGAAATGGTGAAACAAATTTATTAATGAGTAGGGTTGGTTTAAATGGATTAGACACAGGCGTCCTTGTTGCTAGTAAATTTTATGCGGTTTTTGTGATTGGAGATTCAACAAAATACTTGCCTACTGGCTACCTGATATCTCTTAGTGTTAATAGTCCGGTTTTACCAAAGGGATATGACATGTTCCGCAGAATAGGTTGGGCGAGAACAGATAGCTCTGCTATTAATACCAGACTTTATCAATATGGTGGTGGTTTATATCGAAAGTATTATTACGAAGTGCCATTAACTATTTTAACAGGTGGAACAGCGGGCACCTTTTCAGCAGGTACTGTTGATTTATCAACTTCTAGTTTTGTTCCTCCACTCTATTTAGAAAATCCTGCTCCTACAAAAGAATTAGAAGCACTCATTGGGATTGTTTATACCGCTGCCTTAGCAGGGAATACAGCAGAATTTGCATTGGCTAATGCCGCCTCAATACCCATGCTTAGATTTGGAACGGGAGTTGCCGGAGTACAGATAGATACTTTACAAGTACCAACTGTTAGCTTTCCAGGAGGCATGAATTTCAGATATAGAGTAGCGGCAAGTGATGCATTAACATTAACAATTTGTGGATTTACTGATGTTCTTTAATTTGTAAAGTCTTTCCATTTAAAGGTAATAATAATGACTTATACGACAACAGAGCTTATTACAGGATCGTATTATTCCTCTGGAGTCGTATCACGTGAATTTGAAACAGTTAGTGGCGGTCAAATATCAGATGGTCTTTTATGGCTAAATGATATTTTGACCGAAAAAGATGTTGATCAGGGAATGATACCCTACGAAAGCACCTATACGGGTAATTTCGTAGAAGGACAGGAAGTCTACCCTATTCCAAACTTGACCCAGATAGATACATTAGTTTTCTATCTGGATCAAGTGCGTTATGCCATGAAATACACTAAACGTAATCAATATTTTGGATCAAGTCGTGTAGAAAACATTAAAACACTTCCTTTTGAATGGTACTGGGAAAGACAATTCGGTGGTGGAAATCTTTATATTTATTTCAAACCTGATAGAACTTATCCAATGGAACTACACGGAGTATTTCGACTATCTACCGTTTCTTTAGGTCAAGATTTAAGTCTAACGATAGATCAGTTTTATAGAACTTATTTGCGTTATGCTTTGGCAGATCGTATTTGTTCCGAATATGAAATGGATACACCGCTTAGCATCATGAAGCAATTAAGTAAATATGAAGCATGGATTAATAAAAAATCTCGCACACTTGATTTACAGATTAATAAATCTTCAACGCTTCATAAGCGGGGAAGTTTCAATTATGGATTCATTAATCTTGGCAAGGGATGGATTAAGCCTAGTTAATAACATACTTTTTAAATGGATTTTTATTAATGGCTATGAGTGCAAGACAAAATATAGAGCCTGTTCCTGTGAATGTAGTGGGTTCAAGTACTTTTGGTCGATATCCTAAAATAAGTGCTGAACGCACTTATAATATGTTTATTTCAGATGAATGGCTTGTTAACTATGCCGGATTCAAAAAACGTCTTAATCTTCTTCCAGTAGGCCAAGGACGTGCAATATTTAAGTCAGTGCGTGGAAATTTTCTTATTGCTGTTGAATCATCTACTGTTTATCGATTAAATACGAATCTAGCGCCTATTTTTTTAGGACAGATTAATACGACCACGGGAGATGTATCAATAGATGAAAATCTTTCAAATCAAATTTGTATCGTCGACGGAGAAAGCGCGTATATATATAATTATTTAACAGGAACTTTCACTAAACAAACATTAACTTTTGTAGGTCAACCTATTATTCCAAGTTATGTTTGTTATCATAATAGTTTCTTTTTGATTGGATCATCCAAATTAAGTCAAAATTCACAGAACTGGTATGCTTTTGAAAGAGCTACAGATTCCACTATTCAATTAAATAAACAATTTAGCTTACAGACAAAGCCTGATGTAGCTTTAATCGTTCATCGATTGCCAGGACGCGGTAATAACATATTATTGTTAGGTTCAACGGTTGGTGAAGTTTGGACTCAGGTAGGTGGAGCTGAAAATTACCGCCGTGTTCAATCTTTTAATATTGATAGTGGTATCGTATCTATACCTACCTTTGCTGCAAGCGAAGAAACTGTTTGTTGGTTATCTCAAAATGAAAATAATTCACCTTGTATAATGGTAACTGATGGAAGCTCAATAAAAAGAATTTCAACAGATGGAATTGACTTTCTTCTATCTACAATAAAACACCCCGATCAATCAACCGCGTTTTTTTATAGACAGGATGGACATTTATTTTTTCAACTAACATTTTATAATCCGGTAGATAATTTAACTATTATCCATGATTTTAATACGGGTCTTTTTTTTGATATCCGTGATGAAAAAATGAACTATCATCCTGCAAGAAATGTAGTTTATTTTAATGAAAAAACTTATTTTATTTCTATTAATGATGCCAGCATTTATGAAATGAATAGTTCATTTATAAGTTACGATTATAGCGTAGACCCTTTATCGGATGGAGAAGAAATTCCAAGAATACGCATTTGTAAATCAATAAGAAAGCAAGATTCGTCTATTTTTAGAATAAGAATGTTTACTTTTTGGATTGAGCAAGGTGTCAATAAATTTTATTCAGAAAACGCTGAAGATGGGTTTTTGTTAACCCAAGAAGGTGGTTTTATCTTGACACAACAAGGCGGCAGAATGTTGACACAAGGGAATAGATTTACGATTAACAATAATATTCCTCGCGTTGATATGTCTTTTTCAAAGAATGGCAATCAATCTTTTAGTAATGTTGTAGGGAGAGACTTAAATACTGTTGGAAAATATAGAAATCAAATAAGATGGTGGAAACTTGGCCGATCTAATGAGTTCACTGTTCAATTAA